CCATAATATCTTTAATCTTTGTTCCGAGCTCTGGATACTTTCCAGCAACTGTTCTTATCTTTGCTGCGTCTTTTGACTCAATAGCTGCTGAAATTTCTTGTCGCATTAATGTTTCTTTTCTTTCTGCTTTTTTCATTTTCCCAATTTCACCAACAGTTTTAGCTAATCCTGCAAGTCCAGGACCAAAGTCCATTCCAGGATGAACATAAAAAGGATTTGTCATGATATGCCTCTCTTCGGGAATATCCCTAATTTTGTATAATCCACAAACATAAAGCCATCTTTAATCCCAATGCAGTCAGGATTTGTTATTACAAGTTCATCAGCTAGAACACCCTCGGATTTTCCGTCGAGCCCCATTTTATTCGCCACAATATTCCAATCCCACATATACCAGTTGTGGCCGTTTACCTCACCGATTTTCTCAAGGTTCCTTTTAAGTCGACGGTCTGAAAAATTTATACCTGCACCATAGGCCTTTATGCCGAGGTTTGCCATTCCCATCATATTGCTACCCATCTGGTTGTATCCGGCTTGCTGTGCCTGGCCGGCTGCAACTTGACCCTGAGCAGTAATGCCTCCAGCTGCGGTTTGGCCCTGACCAAGCGTTTGACCTATACTTGACATTTGGCCTGCAATTGCATTTGCATTGCTCGGCAATCCTGCCAAACCAGCTAAACCCTGTAACTGTTGATTATATGATTGAAGAAGTGCTTGATTCTGGAGCTGGGTATTATAATCATAAAGATTCCCTTGCACATTGCCAGACCTGAAACCACCAGTCATAGAAGCATTTCTTAAAATTGATTTTTCGCCGGCTTCCTGGCCACCCATGATGGATTTATACAACGGGGACGATATGGCACGATTTATTAAGTCCTGTTGATTCCCGGTACCACCTTCAAGTCCGTATAGTCCACCTAAACCTTTCAGAGCACCTTCGCTAAATTGTCTTGGCAAAGCCTCTCTTTCTTTGAGGTAGTCAAGACCCTCCCTTTGACTCTCTGCTTGTATTTCTGCACCCCTGATGGTAGCTTGTGCCGATTGATCCGCTGCCGATGTTGAAGCTGACGCCGCTTTATCTGCTCCCTTTTTAGCCATATAACCACTGATAACAGCGCCACCCACTACTGCCGTTGCAACTGCTGACATGATTTATCTCCTAATAGTTTTATATTGTCTCTATAATCTGTTGTTATTTCATCCCCTAAACGACCCCCTTGACATCCGCTTATCCCAGTGGTGGCAACTAAATAAATATCACCGTTGTAAAATTCCATCTTAGCATTAGGCTTATGGGAATGGTTTGTGTATCTACCTATAGGAGTCCTCTTGTCGCCTAATCGTGCAGGGGCTAAAATTTCTCCAGACTCAATACGAGCTGTGGCAAAAACACCCCGACCCTCAATATCAGACTTGAATACTCCTACTTTATAACTCCCATAAGGCATTGGAATTTGGTCATCTTTATTCTCGGCTTGATTTCTTGCTTCATCTTCTGTAACGTTAAATTCTATTAAAAAGTCTTTGTAATCCTCTATCTCAGATGTGTGATCAAGCTTGATCCGCTTTTCTTCACATGCTTTGCTTTTTGTTAGGTAGGTTGCTTCTAATGTCTCAATGTCAGTTTCATTTGTAGAATATACATTGAGCCATGTTACATCCTCAATAACGTATCCTATTTTTCTTCCAGGCTTACCAACAAACATCATGGGCGCTGACAGTTCCGTTTTTGTGCCATCATCATTGAGCATAAGAACTTTACCCTTTAGGAATATATTCATATGATCAAACTTCTGATGGTGTCCTATGGCGATGATTCCTGCTTGCATAAAAAGCTCCCTGATATATAAACCCGGACCAAAGGTATGGACTACTGAGCATTCAGCTTGTGGCATCTCTAACATTTCACTTTCAATCGTTGCTACCGATAGCCTTGTTTTTTCTAACTCTTTCATTCTAATTATACTATCTCCACCGCCACCGAAAACCCGGAATATGGTAAAAATTTAATTTTCATTTACGTCATTAAATTTGCTGCTTGAAGTTTATCTATTAAATCGTTTATTTTATTTATTTCGGTACCAAGAGCATTTAATTTAGCGTCTATATCAGATCTATCACAAGTCTCGCCTGTATCTGCTACCGTATGTGCCGTGGAAGCTGCTACATCGGCCTGCGTTGCCGCCTGTGTCATATCTGCCCAAGCATAATCACCGCCTTTTGCCGCGCTTTTATGGTCGTGTGTCATATTGGATAAATCGGCAACCGTTGGCGTTATAAACGTTGGGCTGTCTGGGATTGAAATTGTTATTGTACCATCCCCGTCATCGGTTATAGTAATCTGATTGGCTGTACCTGCTATCCATGCTGCAAGATTTGTAACGCTAACTAATTCCGTATCTACACCCGTTGCTAACAACCTTGAGGCTGTCCCACTTCCTAAAATAATATTTAAAACGGTCAAAATTTTTAAAACATTATCCCACAGATCTGTTATAGTAATAAGATTATCAACAATATTTAAATAGTCCTCTACAAGGGCATCTGGCCAGTCAGTAAGACCTTTTAAGTCATTAGCACTTAAGGCCAAACCTCTAAGGTATTCTGTATCAGCCATATGTCAACCTCATCAGCGCAAACGCCATTCTCGATCTCGAAACTCCCCTGAACCTAAATCCCATCCAGCCGTTACAAATACCGAGCCGCCGAAGGATAAACCCCTGGCCGTATTCAGCAGGCGCACCGTATTGCATCCAATATTCCCCGCCGTAAACCACACCGTCATATGTCATTGAAACGGCCACCGTTGCATCAAGGGTAGTAGTGTGTCCGGGAATAGTTACTATGTTTAGCTCATCAATAGAGAATGTTTCCAGGCCAACAAAAGGAGTGTATAGTATCCATTCTGAGATAGCATCATATTGAGTGCTGACATCGTTGTCTAAAATTCCTATCTTGGTTCCCAGTCGGTCCCCATAAACCCATTTAGCAGATCGAGCATCGAGTATACCATTAATTCCTCGATAAACCGTATTTCCTGTACCAGTCTTTAATAGACTCCATGCAATTTCTTTGCCAAATTCAGCAGCAACAGATTCATTAAAACACAGTGTTTCCTCAGGAAGATGCACTAAAATAAATGTAACATCATTCTCGGTTCTGCACTCCATCCGCATATCCGACAGTTCCGGTTCTGTATATTTAGCTAAAACCTTATCAATTTCACGGGTGGAAACTTTTGTAGCACTGCCAATACCAAGAACATAAATAGACACGGCACTATCTCGATAACCACCAGTTATATAAAACTTTCCACCTGATTCACACTTTGCATGGGTCGCTACGATCCCGATCTTTTGCGCTCTTGTTGCTACTCGCTGAAACGCAAAATTTGCCGTCGCCACATTAACAAAATACTCAGTTGAATATCTGCCAAATACCATGACCTTGTTATCTTGAGTTTTAGCCAATCCAAGCGACGGGTCCGGCATAAACTCGGCGGTTGCAAACATTAAAGGATCGATAGATGTTTCGTCGGCAAGTTCGGTATGGAATAAGCACTCGCCATCCGTCATAAAATAATAATTATCAATCCAAACCCCATCGATGGGAGCTCCAAGGTCAGCGTCAATCACTTCATTAAACCCACCCCCTGGGCTATAAAGAAAAAATCTTCCATCTGCTATAATTCCCTGGGTGTTGAAACCATACAAACCTATTAGCCGGGCCTGTGAGGTCCCCGGAATATCGCCCAGTTCTGCAACAGTCCCGTCGGCTGCAACTGATATTAGTTTAGTTCCAGATACTCGATAATGATCTGAAAACCTCTCGTTATAATTCCCGCCCCTGTCTGCTCCCTTTCCGTCTGCTAATTTTGTTAGACCGGGATATACGATCATATACCCCTTTGCGCTCAAAATATCTTTTTTAACGGCGTACATATTGACGGGCAGGGCATCCCTGTAATCGGTTTCCACTCCGATCTTATCGCCTTTTATCAGTGTGATAGGAGCTATTGGCATTATTCGATATCCGAGATTGTGGTTAATTCAAAGTTAATTACACGGGTTGTCTTTCTCCCGGTGTCAGTAGTAGCAACGATCTTAACCCGAAGAAGAGCGTCAGACGATGTGCCACCCACGGCCTGTATTTGATAGAAAACGTCCGGTGTCGTTAAGGAATCGGATACAATGGTTAAGCCGGTGTCAGCTTCAATGGTATAACTTGCAATTTCTTCAGGGGTTACCAGGTAAGAATTGAAAGGCTCAATAAAGTCGTTGATATCGCCCACGGTCATTTTCTTGGTCTGGCAGGTGTTCGGGGCCTCTGCTATTGGCGCATAGAACTTGCGACGATGGAACATAAGAGAGTTGCCGGCGCCAATAGATTGCCTGGCAGGATATTGAACCTGTCTTGGATTCGCAGTCGAGGCATAAAGAAATGACATTTGACCGGACGCATTTTTCACAAGCATCGGGTCCGGCTGCATCCCCTTACCAAAATCAGACAGCAACCGCATGGCAAGGACACACTCGAACGAATACCAGAACTTTTTATCTAAGCCAGAAGGTGCATTAATGTCCGGGGTTTCTTCCAAATAATACCCGGTGCAAATGTTACGCCCATACAACTCGTTTG